CGCACTCGACTCGTAACAGGAACCCCCGGCCTAGCTATTTGGCCTAAAATTTAGCACCTCAGAGTATACCTCTTCAGTTGAACACTGACCCACGTTAAACGCATTCCCAAGCTAACATCAGGCTTCAGCTGAATCAGTTTTGATACTGGTATACCAGGTTTGAGCGAACAGGTACCATTCCGGCAACGGAAGAGCGGGCTGTAGTCTCACCTTATTAGACGAGCGAATAGGTACCATTCCGACAACGGAAGAGCGGGCTATAGTCTCATCTTATTAGCGTATCAAAACTATCAACTACAGATGAGTAGAACACAAGATGACTCTTCATCTCACTTTTAACCGCACCCCGAAAGGGATATTAGACACCCCATTGGCTACATTGTTCGAACGAGCGTTGCCCACAATAATACCAATTACTTGTGGACTCCTTGGTCTCTTCGTTTTGCGTATGTTTCGTTGGTTGCTCGTCAAGTGCCGCCAACGTAATGGACCTCTCGCCACCACAGTTCTGCAAAGACTGTGTCAACGTGTTTACCGTGCGTTAACACGTAAGAATCTCTATTATGTAGAGAACCTCGAGAAGAAGCGCAACGAAACAAGAGTGAATTTATTTCTCTCTGAGAACTCTGCTCGTTTTGACCGAACTCACCTAATTGGATATTGTCGCCGCTGCCACCTATATGGACACACCACTGATAGCAAACTACATGGAATCAACTTGGAAGCTGTGACCTTGGCTAAGTACTGTAATACATTTAACTGTACCTCTTTTGAGCGTGCTGTAAAATTGGCTTACACAGTAGCCCACATCCGTAGCTTCGAAAAGAACCCGAAAGCCTTTATGGATTTCTATGGACATTCCAACCAAGTCCTCCCCACCAAGATTGCTATCGCACCTATCGCTTCAGTGAAAGATCTGAAGATGCTAGACACCCAATTAGGTACCACATATGTAAACAACACTGTGACAATCCCACATCATTACTTCTACGCATATGCTACATATGACGAATTAGTTGATTTGGTGGTTAAACTCACAATGGCTGTTGACTATGTAACTATCTATACAACCCATGATATGACAAACCTGAATGCTGCAAATTTTGTAGTATCAGACACAGTACCCACGTTTACAAACACTTGCGATATCTATGATGTTGTCTGCGCCGATATGAAAAAGTTAACGCGTGACGGTTCCGTCCTGCGTATGACAAAAGCTCAGGCAGATCAACTCAAGGATAACGAAGACGAAACTGCTTCTACAACTTCTGCGCAAGACCCAGCTGATGTAGATGCAGTGGACCCACTCAAGCAATATAACAAGGGTAAACAAAGAAAACCACGTCAACAAAACCAACAAACTAATGGTTATGCCAAGCAGAATTATCGTTACCCGCAAACACGAGGCCTAGGTTATGGAGCACAATACAATACCTATGGGTACTGTAACACGCAAAATGTACAATACGCTAACATAACCTCCCCATTTGGCACTCCTAGTATGCAACCACCGATACACCCTGGACCAGATTATACACCAGCCGGTTTTTACTCCAGTGGACCGAATCCGCAAACAAATACGGACCCGGAGACTAGTAACCTTAATGCTGCTGTAGTAACACCCAACGGTATATATGACCCACAGCCTGAGCAAACTCAATTAACGGATCAATTTCCGCCGCAGGCTCAACAGGCACCAGAACAGTCAAGTACTGTTATTTCCAGTCAAGGTCATCGCTATTCAACGAAATTCCCCTGGCTTAACGTTAGCCCACTCGCGTTACTTGTAATCATTACTGCAATAACATTACCACTCTGTACTGCTCAAAATTGTCGCACATACCATACATCACAAACAATCTCAGTCGACATGCCTGCTTCATTTAGCACGCGTGATTCTTGTATGCTTGTGCACAATATCACTGAACGCACCCTGAGTCAGTTTAACTACATGTTAACCCCTCAGGAATGTTTCTCAGTAGATGGAGTGGAATGGTCACCGCTTACTCGATTAACGTTTCAAAATACACTCAACATCCAAAATATCATCGAACCCGTTGCCAACAAACTAGAAAATTACGATTTACATCGTTTTGTTAGTGGTGATGTGGTCCCTGGCGCACTTCTGGTGTTTAAACACGAATTTAGGGAGGAACTAGAGATTGTACGCCGTTTTTATAATGGCATTTTAATACAATACTTCGGTTCCCTAAAAAGTGAAGGCCCCTCGGATGTTGTGGTGTCTTTGAATGATCAATCCGATTATTATATCATGACCTCGTCGAAGCACTTCGACACATTGCGCAGTGAATTAGAAACCAGAAATCAACACATTGTATATCTAATAGATAATGAGGAGATCACTTGTGAACCCCCGCTTTGTGTCTATTTCAACGGATTCAACTCTACAGTAAAAGACCTCAACTTGCGCATACGCGATACAATCGAGATTACAGTTAAGCACACGCCAACCGGACGTCCCGTTCTCATCAACCCCGCGTGTTATGACCAATGTGAATGCATCGATATTGTTTACAAAGAACCCGAACAACGTATAGAAAAACACCAATTTTCGGCATCGTACTATACAGAACGCAGTCGATATTTCAAAGCTTATGCACTCTCAATTTACGATGCATTAATGGATGGAACTCTTCAACACCAGAACTTTGAAATAACCCAACATCCGTATGTCTCAACCGGACATGACGACCCACATTGCTATACAAAAACATCTCAAGGTTTTTGCGTCTATGACCCTAAACTAGTTGAGTTAAATAGTTGTGTGAACCTCTACAACTACACCATGCAATGCCCACCTGAACTCGACTTCTGTAACCAAGTTATGCAAACTCAGTTTTGCAAACCTGGCCATGTTGTTTCAACGGTAAAAACCACTGTTTTGCAAGAATCCTGCTCAAAAGGTAAGGAAGTAGTAGAACATGGCACTCCAATTAAACCCACACCTTGTACAACATATGAGAAAGTAGAAATCTTTACAGGTGATTACTCAACTGTTCCAGCAGATGTGCTGTTAGTCGACGAATCAAAAGTTGACTCGGTAGAAGAAATTATTAGTGTTGTCGAAACTCAAACTGAATCATATCCCTGTTCGAATCCGCACTTTGGCAATTACGTCAATTTAAAGGATCTAACAGCTTGGTTTGACTTACTCGATGCTAGTAACTCGTACAAACATGTAATTCTACCCTTTGTGCACTACGAACATTATGATATATCATCTGTATTAGAGTCAGTTGCCTCGTATATGCTTAATTGCAGGAATTATACTTGGTATCACCATTTTGAACGTGATTCAAACCGCGATCAATTCCGACATGTACCTATAGACAAACGTGCTGTGTACGCATATGAATTTTCTGATATGTCCAAGAAAGATTTTCTGGACATGGTTGCTATATTCTTTGACACCGTCGACAATGGACAGTACAAACAATACAGTCCAGCATTAGCACCTTCAGAAGGCCGCCAGCACACACTTCTTTTGTCTATTGAGCTTGAACAAGACTGGATTAGACTAAACCCTAAACAACGCGTCTGTCAAAAGCTACGTGAAATGTTCGGATATTGTGATTTCAACTTAGTGGACGTCATGTTCACTATGCCATACACTCTAGTACAACATGGCTCCTACGTTATGTACCCAAAACGAGAGCGTACAGAATTACAAAATCGGTTTGAATATCACATCAACAGAATGAAGGATTTTGCAAATACCATTTACAGTTTTGCATACAATGCCACTGTTAATGTTACACTGACAATGCCTAGCCTACCAACGGTTAATCTCACATTGCCCACAATGCCTACAGTACCAACAGTAAATGTACCAAATCCTATGACATATTTGTCTAATTGGTACCAGGCAGTTATACAACCACATATAAATCAATTGAGTGACATCTACGTAGGCTATGACCGCGCATATCCACGTATGGCTACGTATTATAGAGATTACATAGACCGAATCGATGAATCTGAACTTTGCGAAGTTCTACATCATGCTGACACCGTAGTTATGTATAGAGATTGCATTGCTAATAACATGGGTGAAGTTATTTTAGAATTCCCACGTTTTGGTCCAACGGCTTTTGATTTCCAAACAAAAGTTGTGAAAAATTTAACGCGTGAGAATCTAAAACTCTTCATAACCGCAATTGGCTATACGTATCGTGAAGAGGTGATTATGCTATATCGCCCCTTGTTTACGGACCCCTACCAAGTTGTACCTTCTTACCACATCCCAAATCTGGTGCAGTATTGTTTTACTGAAGAACCAAATCAGATAAGAGGTACACCTTTCAGCGCCGATAACACACAATGTTTCCCAAAGCTTACTGGTTTACGTGATCTCGATCAGTTTCTTAGCTGTTTCGTTAATTACCAATCAGTAATTGCAATCCTTTTGGTATTCTTCTTTGTCCCAATGATAATGCGTACTTTTAGATATGAGACACTATTGTGGACCCGTTTCGGGATCCTAACCACAATTTTTGTTGTTAAATACCTACACACTATACTACGTGTTGACTGGATGTTCGGAAATCTGCTTTGGTGGATTACATCCGTACAAATCGTACCCAACAGTTTAACTGGTATTAAGGTAGTTACACACTTCGTCTATATCATCGCATTGCTTAGTCAAGCGTATACTACGCTACATGACCTCCAACGTACATGGGACATTAAGTTTATGCCTGCATTGTGTCTTACCTATGTAGAACTAGCATTCTATGGTTTTGACTTCTATCAAAAATACTTTCTCACTAACGTATTTAGCACCTTACTCCTTGGTATATTAGGCACTGGTGTGCTTTATACCTTTAGAGATGCGCTAAAACCGGCCCACAAGCGAAAATACGTTACTCTGCAACAAGCTGCAAACGATTGGTGTGCCTTTCGTGATTCGCAACGCACACCAACTGATTCATATGCCCGTACAATGTGCCAGAAGCCTTTTCAGGATTGTATCGGTAGTTTAGACGTTGAAAAACTTCTAAAAGCCGATTACCTTCTGCAATGTTATAACAACACGGTTGGGACAACTTTTAACCCAAAAGAGTGTATGCTGATAAAGCAGTTTAACGTTAATGAATGGCTGGCACGAAACACCACGCACCTTGCAGAAAACCGTTCTCAACTTCAGAACCAAAATGCGTACACCAACAGCTCACAACGATATGTTGTTCCCGGTTGCACCCCAGAAATGAACCCCAAGTTGACTTTTCTCAACCCGACTACGCAGGTACGTAGTATTCTATATGGTGCAATTGTGGACGGCTATTTGTACATCGAACGTCATATGTTTGGTGGTGACAAGGAAACGTTCCTAAAGAATTACGCTGATGGTGAGGGCTTGACGCACGTTAGTCCCCTTCCTCAATCAATTTACAACATCGCAGAGGCAACTTTGTATAAAACCATGATTAAGGTTCCGTTGCATAAACCACAACCGAGCCCCTTCAAGAAACACCCTGATCCCAACAAATACACTGGCCCAGTTCAGATGTATGTTGACACCAGGATAGTACATGGTTTCATTCAAGAAGGCCATCATGATATTTGTACACAAAATGGTGACTGTGGTGGTATGCTATTCACGCTAAATGGCGAATTCCTAGGCTTGCATTGTGCAGGATCCCTAGATGTCGTCTTTGCAGATAACAAGAATCCAACAATTTGGACTGGTTATAAGAATCCGCACCCTAGTGAGATTATGATTACTTTAGATAGTGACATAAACTTGCCAGGTGATACCACCGACTACGATTTTACAAGTACAAAAGTGATATACAAACATCCCCTGCGTGCTGTCGTACCTACATTGCAAACACTGCAACATATCACCAATTCAAGCAATGAGTACTACCCATACGACAAGTTGTTATATCGCGATTTTTCCATCACTGAGGAGGACTACCTAAAACACAAATTGTATGTCAACTACCCCTATTTCGTCAACAACTTCAAGACCATCATAAACCACACACTAGGTTCCAATAGCTTGGAATTCTGCTTGAAATATGGCATAAAACAAATTCAATTTGTACATAGACAGTTGCAAAATCATGCAGCTATAGAGGAAACATGTAAAAATACTTGGCTTGTACTTTCTTTGAAGGTCGCCCTTTTCCTCTTTATGTCATATGCCCACTATTATGCTAGCGGAGATGGACAAGCACCCACTTTGAGAACCATTATGTGTGGTCTTATTTGGCTACTAGTTATCGCTCTACAAACGTACTACCCAGGTTTGACCCTCGTGTTGTATATTACTGAATTCATTATAATGACCACTCAATTGTACCATTACGCTCTATTTATAGGGCTGCACTTTGGCTACTTCCAGTTATGGCCTGTAAAAGGAGAACTTTTGTCCCTACGGTCATTCTTTAGCCAAATCAAGGAGGCCATTGTTTATTATACAATCACGAATCAGAATACCACAGAAGAAGCACCTCAGCGCGCATTGGCTCTACGGTTAGGTACAAAAGAAAACCTATGTGCCCACCTGTCAACCGTGCTGAAAATCCTCAAACCTAATAGTGCATTTTCCAAATTAACTAGTGTGACCAATGAACTCGATGATTTACGTGCAACATGGGGCTCTGACCCACAAGCATCAACAAAGCTGGATAGAGCCATAACGGAGATTTATGCCTTGTACCCAGTGTTGTTTACAATTCTCACCAAAGTTACCGATTATGATACTCAAATACAGCTACTCGCATCCTATATAGGAGAACGAGGCGACTTCGATTTGGACAACTTCGAAACTAAGTATCAAGGTGACTTGGCAAAAGCTGGTTACACTACCATCGAGCGCGAACTAGTTGAAGAAAGCGACGAAATAGTAAACACTATTGACACCCCTGACATGCAAACCTCATTAACCTTAGTATCCAAGGCAAAAGAAATGCAAACCATTGATATCTCCACGATCGATGACCAACGGCTCCCAGAGCTGATCACAACCTTGATAAATTATACTGAGGATATAACCAAAGTCGATGTCAAATTGATAAACACCTTAGCTGATCGAATCGTATGCATCTTGCAGGCATTACGTGCAGATAAGGATGAGATTTTGAAACAAGACTTTGCTGAGTACTTTTTGCAACTCCGTAAGTATAAAGATTTCTTTGCTACAACTGTGACCGGTGACATGCGCCAACGCAATATAGTCGGCAACACCTTTTCAAGGATTATTGCTCAACTATCGCGTTGTGTTAATGCCCAAGAACAAACCCGTGCACAGATAGCAGCAGCAGCAGCTAAGATTCGCCAGAAGGAAAGCTCGCGCTTAATCCAAGAAGCTAACAAAAATCGGAAATTACAGCGCCAGAATCAAAATATAGCTGTTGCTATTCTGCATATGGTACATGCATGCCTAGCAAATCGCTTTATGCTACAAAATCAGGTTTCTATAAACAATTGGGCAAGTATACTACCTCGTATAGCCGCACAATTACGCCCTCTTGGAATAGAAACTCTAACCAACGAAGACGATAGTAATGTACTCATCACAAATGAAGTGCAAAGAAGTGACTTCGTAACCCTGCAATCAACTCTGTGGACTGGAAATGTGTACGCCGTTGTTACCTCAATTTGTGGTAAAACACCATTTGTCTGCTCAACAGATCACAAACACAGCCACTATAACTGCAACAAGAGCCTTTTCCCAGTGTGGTACAAACACGTATCCTCCTGTCAGGAGTGTATGTTTATGTACAATAACGGAACACATCCAATCTGTGGCCGACGATACGACGATGAAATTGTGAAGCGCACAAAGCGCCCAACCTATCTCAATTTCCTCGAACGCTACAGGTCATGCCCAGATTGTATTCCCTGCACAACTTGTGTAGTAAACCGAGATACACACTGCGATTCCCCCTCTTACCATTTTGAAGGTGACGAAACAGCCCCTAAAATGGCAACCAACCAATCATATCTGACCCCCGTTACCATCAACCCCGCAAAATTGGAGTATAACACCTCACCTGGAAAAATCGATGCTTGTTTTAACAATAAACCTATTGTTACACGCTTTACAGCTTGCCCGGTATCCGTACCTGCAAAATGGCGTCCATTAACAAGAATTCGTTCAGATCCAGACGGTTTTTACTATGTCACGGAGAATTGTCCTAATGACATTAGTATTCTGAACGCAACAATAAATGCGATTATCCAGCGCTTAGGTGATATACCCCCACTACCAGCTGATGATAGTAGTCGCTTAGATCCAGGGTTGATAGAAAACCAAGCCCTTGCAGAGCCTGAAAACTATGCAACCTTTACGACAACTCTATCCAGCACTGAACTGGCCATAAAACTCGATGAACACCCGATCTTGGTTAACGTAATTCTCAATAAAGACTTTCAGACACAACAGAAACAATTGGTGTCTGAACTTCATGACATTTGCCCTTCTGCGCATATTTTGTGCTATTATGATGCTAAGGCATCTGTGAATGTCATAAATTATTACGTTAACCATGTATCGGTTTCACGCCTCCCTCTTACAGATGAAAAGGGAATGGCAACTGCATTTGACACTCTCTCTGCTTTGTACGAAAACCCACCGGATTTTTGCGGTGGCCGCAAGCATTAAGCAGGGATGAGAGTGCGGCCAGATATCACCAACTTCGTGTTGTGACAAAACCCAAGAAGATTCATTACACAATTGATCGCTCCTGCAACAAAACTTCCAGAACATTTGGAACTCCCAGTGGTAATGTTAATGTTAAGGTTAAGTCTTCAACGCAACACGAATTCACCGTTTACCAACATCTCATCAACCAAAACGCCGACCTATTCATATTGGCCCACGAAATAAAAATTCAGAAATACTTTGTATACCTGTACCGACACAACATCACTTCCATAAGTGTGGCGGACATATACGGTATAATAAAGTACGGCGATTGGAAACCCTTATACAACGCATTGCGAGAGGTAACATGGCACAACATTCGAACCGATATTATTGTCAGCATCCAGGAGCACACCAAGCGACCACAGCATACCTGCTGTCTACTGTGCCGCCAGTTCTTAGCCGAGCTAGGCCTTTTCATGCACAAGTTACATGACCGGGTATTTCAAACAACGAAATCCATGTATCGCTTCTATAATTTTGTGTTGACCGCTGATAATGTAGATTTGAATGGTATTTTAGATTTTGAAGATTACATACATAGAGACACAGTAATAGAGCCAACGGAACTAGCAATAGTTAAATGTATGGCACCATTCTATCAGATGCTGTACTCTTTCTATGAACATGTCGGTATGTACTTCATATCTCATCCAATCTACTCTACCTCTGCTATTACCTCTGACAACTTGTTAGCCGAATATGAAAATGTTGTGCTAGCTATGCGTCAAGACCCTTCATCTCTCACAACCCATATACAGAGACCCCCTATCACAGAATTCTCGAAATTCCTACACCTTGATACCTATGCTATCGCTCCCACACCCATTTATGATTCTTTCGCTGATATAGAACTCTTTGAACGTGACTCTAGGATCCCAGAAAAATTTCATGTTGCTATCCTACCTGTAACACGTGAATATGTGGATTGTGAAGGTTTCGATCAGTATGACCAACTTACTGACACGCAGCAGCACTTCAGAGTGGATTATGACCACATGAATTGTCTCACTAAACACTTTTGGAGTCTGCTAGAACAATACAACATCACAGTCCTGTCACTCTATATCAAAAACCACCCATACCGTGACTATTATCATAAACAGAACTTACGCTCATGCTTAAACATTTGGGTACACGCGCTTTATGACGCAAATGTCAATATTTCACATTTTGACTCGCTCAATTATGAGAAAACCCAACGCGCCACCTTCCCCATAGTAGGAGAAGTAATTGCAAAATTGCCCTCTGATTGTGAGCTATGTTCGTCAAAAATCCCACCGGATATACTTTCTGTTTATGATTTTGGATCTAATATACACGCTAAAGCTCAGCTTTGCGATGGTTACGGAATGGAACGTAAGAACCCCTTAGCTGAATTTGACACCGCATTGCAGAAAATAGGTACTTTTACCGAAAATTCCGACTATGCATACAATATGAAAACACAACCTCCCCTTATAATTGATAATCAATTTATCAAGAATCTAGAAGACCAAGGGTTGAATATCATAGTCCCACCTGAAAGACCGAACCCAGCAATTCATGATCCTGAATGTACATACCATAGCGAATATTATATCAAAACACCTTCGCTAGGCTCCATTAAAGAAGATTTGGAACTCTTCAATCAGAATACAGCAGGATCTATGTCACCTACGGTTATGCTAATGGCACTTGATTTCCTAAATCAGTTGCTATATGACGAACTCTTAGCAGCCGATGGTGCACCTAATTGCCCATATGTACCAGATGAAGTGCCCATTCGAAATAAACATAAATCAGCTGGTACTCCTTACAGAAAATACGGTGATTCAGAATTCATGCGTAATCTATTCGATGAGTATCGCAACCCACTTGTACACCACAAACGCCACTCTGCAGATCAAGCACTTACGCTTACCATCAACAAAGTCTCAATTTCAGCTAAGCATCGCGATCGAACCATCCTCGCTATTAGTATTTTGAAATCAGAAGCAGGTAGATCTCTCTTCCGACGCTATCTGGAAAAGATTAAAACCATGGCAAATGCAGGAGGTTCTATTTTGATAGGCCTTATTGCACAATATGGAGGTTGGGACAAAATGTACAAAAACCTTTACGCTGATTTCCCTGTAGATGACCCAAAAGTCCTACTAGGAGGTAAAGATTACCCAAAATGGGATCGCCGTATAAGTAATTTGCTCCAACTTTTAACAACGACCACCTTCTTCAACTTAGTCGACCCTGTCACCCAAATGGAATACAACAACGCAACTCCAAACGAAACCTGGCATGAATATATAGCCGAAACAACCAACATTATGTTTGATTACCTAGTGTTTGGTGACGAATTGTACCAAAAACCCGGTGGTGTCACCTCAGGAAACAGTCGTACAGCCGATGGCAACTCATTGTTGCACTTACTCATAGATTTCTACGCTATTACTATGCAGTTAATTCAATCTACTGCAGATAATTTTAACGTGGAACGTGATGTTAGAAATCGACTGGCACGTATTGCTCTTGAGGTTATACCATCTGAATATATTCAGGATCCCCAGATCTACACACAACCAGAAATCCTAAAGTACATTCGTCGTAACATTGCTAAAGGTGCATACCTAAGTGATGACGGCTTACTATTACATCGCACAGACCTGATCCAATACAATGACTTCATGCACGAATCATTGCTATTGTCGACATATGATATCCCCAACAATTGTCACAAATATCATCAGGACCCCGTAAATCGTTATGCTCGCGAATTTCTATCCCAGGATACATTCCAGTTTGGTGACATGGCCTTCCCTTTGCCTGAATTCGGTCGCATATACACAGCTATGGTTTTAAGTGACAATAACAACTCAAATGATCCGCAGATTAACATCACGCGGCTCATGTCACTTTATGCCTTCCTATACTGCTACTATTTCAAATATGCTGACAATCCCAACCACAAGTACATTAAATTTCTAGACGCAGTTAGAAAGTACTTGGATGAACATCTCACCACCTATGATGACACGTTCCTCGACTGCATACCACTTCAAATTCAAGAGAGCGAGCAAGTTTTTAACTTCCGTAATTGCGATATGTTTGAGAACTTCGACCATCTCTGGGGCTTTGACCAAAGCAATGCCTATGAAGCATATCTGATGAAATACAGACACCGCTATCCCAGACTCTCGCAATATAAACTCGCATATCTCTATGAATTACAGCCAGAGGCAGCCAACCAGTTGCAAAATGAAAGTCAATACATTCTCACTTTTTGCTATGTTTGTGGCGGAAATGCTTACATTACTTGTGCCATTTGTTACAAGTCTTTTTGTAATAGCATCGATAACAATCACGGTTCTCACCTTGAACAACACTATTACCTCTCACACCATGAGCGGTATACTGTTAATTCAAGAGCAATTTCATGTTCTCATTGTTATGAGAATGACATCTCGAAGTTGTATCGAGTTACCCCAGAAAAGTACGCTTGTGAACAACACAAGCCAGCGAACGCTAGTGCTCTTGTTACGCCAACAAATACTGCTACACCTAAGCATATCAACTTATGTGTAGTTAGATCCCCAGCCACAAACATATACGAAGAATCTCTTCGTGCATATAATGAGACACACAGGGACTTTCAACTAACACCCCAACAATATAGTACGGCTGTCTACCGTCTACTACAATATGACTACACGCTGCGCGATAGTCAAGTGGACGGCCATATACGTTGCACAATGAAATTGTGTTCATATGGCATCGTACGACCATACTACCAATTGGTAATGTCACTCACACACAAGGAAAGCAAAGCCCTTGATGACTACACTGTGGATATTCCCGTGCTCAACTCTTACACTGAACACACCAACTCATCTGAGCTCACTATTCTGGAAGTACCCCAAGTCTATAAATTCGATCAGCATTCGACTTACAGTTTGGTAACACCAGACAATCGGGAAATTCCAATAATGCCACAGTACCACAACCTTAGCGTTACCAAAACCCATTTATGGTCACTGGATCTACCACCAACAATTCCACCTAAGATAATACGCCAAAAACGCCTAAACATTTTAAGCACAATCCTCCGCACATCAACACGCCACATTCCAGTATATCTGAAACTTCTTATGTCCTGGGACACTAGACTATCTACAATGGACGAATCTTATCCGTTATGCAACCCCCAGTACTTTAAACCATCCTTTATAGTACCTCGGATAAATGACGTTTTGTCTTTACTGAATAAGCGCCGCTTTCAGGTTATTTTTGGTGGTCCAGGTACTGGCAAGTCAACCTTGTTAGCACACCTGGTACACCATGTCCATTCAGAAAACAAACGAGTCCTAATTTACACGCCATCGCATCAATCAGCGAATTCATTACTGTATAAGATAGCAGATATCTTTCAGCAGTATCGTGTAAGTAAACCAGGCTTAGTACGTATAACAACAGAAGGGATGAAAGATTTGAAACTCAAAAATCACCCTGCTATAACTTACCGCGATAGCATGCACATGAATGACAGGATTGTAGTCACTACAATACAAAGCTATTCCGCTGTAAATTTTATAGAAAAGATCGACCTCGTTATACTAGATGAGTTTAGCCTGACCGCAGATAGCTATTTGGTTGCTGGATTTGCACACTTTAAACCACGAACTCGCGTACTATTCACCGGTGATCCTAGGCAACTTAGCACCGTAGATGATGTACGTAGAGATTTAGACCCACGCTTCCATACCTTGATTAACTTCTATACCGAAACATTCCCTACAGAAGTATATGTATTACGAGAACATTACCGATGCCACCCTGACATATTTGATATGTTTAAGAATCTTTATTACAAAGATAAAGACATGGTCTGTAAAACTACTGCTGAGCAGCGTGCAATACGACCATACATGCCGGTAAATACAATACATGTCGAGTCTTGTAGCTATAAGAATCAAGGCGTCTATTTGAATAATGACGAGCGAGAACAAGTCCAGAAAATCCTCCGCGATGTAGTTGAGGTTTTACAATATTGCCCAACTTACACAGCGGATGGTCGCAGCGTACCTAAAACCATTGCTATTATCTGTAGTTATAGTTCACAATTGCAAGCATTTAAGGCAGAGCAGCGGGCTGGTAATATTCCCTCTGATGTCAATTTAACAACAATTGACTCTGCTCAAGGGGATGAATTCGACATAGTCATCTTATGTCTCACAGAAATTAACAACTTCACGTTAAACCCCAACCGCTTTAATGTAGCAATTTCTCGAACCCGTTCCGTTTTGTTTATCACAGTACCCAAAGTGCAAAGTATGTATACATTACGTTACAAGGAACTATATACAGAGTTGTACCTTCGAAAATGTTTCGAATCCTTCTCAATGTACAACACAGGTCATAGCATGGAATACTTCGAATTCCAAAATCTTTTACAAAATCACGCACAGCCAACGGAAGAATACAAACCATCAGATTACATCAACCTGCGGGACATACATACTGAATCTGCTGTCACATTGCCAATTAATGTTGTGCAATCGGACTACATATTCTTTGACGCAGAATTCTTAAATCCTCATGTCCGAACATCAGAAGCTGTAAATATTGCGTTTGGCTTTGTTCATGGAAATTCGACCCGCTCAGTGTCTGGAACACCAAGGCGTTTTGTTAAAAATCGTTTAGGCCATATTAAACCCATTGAATGGCCCTATCCATCCGGACGTGATCCATTTAGAGTCTACAGTTGCCACTGGCTAAACAAAAAGCCTGAGTATCTCGCAGCACTCCGTAAACTTGTTGATCAAGGCTTACAATTCGGCTCACATGTAGACTTAAAACATCTTCTTGTATATTGCCGTGACAACATACATGTTCGCCCTGTAATTGTCACTTATAGCGGAAAAACAGACCTCACATTTTTCAAGGCATATACATTATATCCACCCGCTAACACCACATGTAGTGTAATACGTTGCTTATCATCCCCTATCTACGCTGCTCAAAACGATTTAAGTACCCAATACCTATGTTCGTACCATGCACAACAACTAACGTACATAGAGCTAACCCACTTCGTCAATCTCGAAACTATCGATTTGTCACCAGTGACTTCTGATGGAGTGAGAGGAATCAAGGTTACGCACAATAACAAGTTACTTACGCACGTAGAGATCCCTGAGGAGATACCAACGAATAAATTACAAGATTTGCATGACCACTTTTGCAAATCAGGCCATGTTTGCACTGCACATGATCCCAAGGATGACGCGCTTATGACACAATGTCTGTACAAGAATTTCATTTACCCTAACATCGAGTACATAATCAATGATCCCCAAGGTAATATGAAATATTTCTTGTCTACAAAATATCGGCTTAAGAACTTCAATCCAAGCCTTTGCACAATCAGACGTACACTTCAACAAGTCTGGTACAACAAGTATAAGCAAAAATTCATCTCGCATTGCAATATGGGCTGTGGCAAAAACACACTCGATTTTGCAGTCCACAATGTAGACATTACCCGTGGAAAAGACCCGCAAAATAACATGAATACACACATTTGCGAATCAGAAGAAGACATCTATTTTGATTCACATTGGTATAAAATAACACCATACACGAAACCATCGTATATCTTTTACGATAACAATCCTGAACATTATTATAGCATTGGGAATACCGGTAAATTACTATATCTCAATAGTAAGTATGCCATATATCAACATGAAGTACCAAGCTTGTTGGGCTCCGATGTATTTCCTGAATACTTCACACAATGTACTACAGAGGTAGTATTTCACACCATGTTGACTCCCACAAATAAGTCCCTACCAAAATGCTATAAACCCGCAACCAAGAATGGATCTGACGTTTTTGTTGGTACAGTATGTACTGAACATAACTTGCAGTTAGACTTAATCGACCAGATATATCAGGCTATTGAGTACGGTTACAGATTCCAAAAGATTGAACCAATTCCTGATAAAGCCAGCATCAACAATCATACTCTTCAACTGGTACCACACAGCTTCGACCCCACCACATTAGAAATTCCAGGCTATACTACTCGTCCTATGCCGTTTAGTAACCACATGGAGTTGAAAGCTAAAGGTGTTTTACACATGTTGCAAGATGCTATGATCTATACAGGTATCGCTTTAGATCCTACAAAACCTGTTATCAATGCTGGAGCCGCTGGCAAGCTAGGTAATACGCCTATGGCCGATGTCTTCGCTAAGTACCTCACACAGCAGGTTATAATAAATGTCGATCCAAGATTGGTTCCAAATAAGGATAATAACAACTATCCTATCACAATTGCTGAAATGTATGACATTGGTTTTCGAACCCAGCTTATAATTTCTGACATACACAACAACGATAGTCCCTGGCTTGAAGACCTCTTCGCCTATGCTGATCGCTACCTACTATCCGAAGGTGTACTAATCTTCAAGTTGACTAGTCGTATTGCTACGCTAGACAACCTGCAGTTAATCAACTCGTATAGTAAAGGTTTTACATACGTCAAAGTATTAAACCTTGGTGTCGTTCCGAGCTCCTCTGAATTGTGGGTGATCTTTGCTAACAAATCTAACCCGCCTGTAAATGGGTGGATCTCTCACAACCTCATTCAGGACCTCAGGCAACATTGGTATAAAATCCAAACCGCTACAGAACCGATCAAGCCAAACTACCAGATATTTAAACTCTCAAAGTTTAAATACATTCCCAAGAAATCATAAGCTTCAGCAAAATAGCTTCACAATGCCAGGACGCACCAACACAGCAAACCCATCCCCAAATGGTGCCAATAAACCTCGTGTTAATAAACAAGAAACTAAGGCTAATCCAGGAAAAGCATCTACGTCGAATACGCCAAAGACAAGTCCGCGTAGAAGACAACAACCACGCAACAATAACAACCAACCATCGCAGCAACAGCAACAACAACAGCAGCGACCCCAGCCTAAGCGTAATCAAAACAACAACAATAACAAACCTCAGCAGCCTCAAGGCCAAAGAAACCCATCACGTAAACAAGCAATTGGTCCCAATTACGTCGACCAAGACGGAAAGCGCTACAACATCGGACGAGAGTACGACGCTAGAAACCATATGGGATGGCGTAAACTTGAAAAAGTTGGGTCATCAGCTCAATTCATGTTCATTCCTAAGATGGTATCGCGAGTTGACCAATGCTACTACCGCACACATCATATTTCCAGTGATGGCTCTATTGATACATTTGCGGTTGGCATATATGTCCAAGATTCAACCTTGCCTCGTAACGTCCTACGCCGTCCACAACAGCTCACCGCAGAGCAAAAACATGACTTCTTGCAACAGCTTGATGCAGCATTCAACGCGTGCCTTACACGAGTCCAAAATGCTTTTAATACTGATAACCCTGCTGATTATGTTATTACTGTTGACCCCTAAAGCACATGCTTACACCCGGATCAATGCCAATACCCATCATCTTGTATCATATGAAAAACCATTGGTTGTCGTTGACGATTTCCTAAAAACCACATTAACCTATAACTTTGGTTCTGACATGCTGAAAACAGTACAGAAATACAAAGACAATTTTGAAACATTGGTAAACAACTTTCAAACACCCTGGTCAATTATTCTCGACTCCTATTTTATGCTCTTTGATTACCTAGGTATAACCCCGGTAACATACACTATTGCAGATTTCATGTACCCAACCAGTCAATGCCCACTCTCAGTTGGTGAACATGTAGGGTCTCCATCCCTTCATGAATTGTTCACTCGTAACACAGAAACTGAGTCCGTAGAACATGCAGTAAATTACTGGTTGAATAATGAAAACATTCGCATAAAATTGTTGACTCGAGAACATTTCTCCAAAATATTCTGTGCCAAAGATTATTACTACGTAGCAGCCATTTTGCCAAATTACACAGAGGTTATTTACAACCAAACTCAATATCTCTGTTCATCACTGCTACACAAGCTTTATGTCAAACCTCAACACAATTCCTCTCGCGTTGCCCAATTCGCACATTGTGATAAAGTCACTTATAAATTGCCTCCACCAAAAGAGCTTTCACGCTCTAAACGTTGGGATTCATCCTACGTATGTGGTTGGCCTTTTGTCTCTGCTGCAGCTAAAACTTTTGGTGGTGAATGTACAAGTAATATTGACATTACATCCCTTAAGCAGAAACTCACGGCTATGCAGAATTTCAGTTCACAAAATGTCGAAGTGTTGCATTCGCTAGAACACCAGCTCTCCATAGTTAATGAACGCGTAAACCTCCATTACCTACAATTAGGTAAAATCGTCAAAGAAATGAATACAAATCAAATTTCATTCGCAGCACAAATAGACCTGTTAACATCACAAATTGAAGACAGTTCTAAAGTGCTATCAACCAGGATAGACCAAAATCAAGTAACAATCACTTATACGAATGTCCTTTTTCGTATATATCAATCAATCGTCGATTTTAGGTTCTCTTACACCGAGACTCTAGACGCCATTCAAAAACAATACCATTACCCAACAAAGCATAGCGATTATGTCAGCAAAGAACTTTCGGACCAATTGAAACTCTTAGGTTATACCATACCACAGCATGATGGTATTGTACCATATACCTATTCCACTGTCCGTTACACCGAAGTTCTGACTAATCATTTTTATGATTTAAGTTTTGACATTTTCATACCTGTATCCAAGGGTCAACATCCAGGACCACTTCATGCAGCTTACCTTAGTCCCATGCCCTTGGAACTTAATACCACACACGCTTTGTACAATAAATATTCTGGTCCAGCCATTTGTAACATTGAGTCCTGTCTAATAGCACAACTTGACGGATTCTGTTACGATTCAGGTGACTACTATTATTGTCACCAGCATTACTACAACACACTGATTAGTGTTCCGCGGGAATTCGATCTTATCGAATTAAATTTACCGGATTACTATTTCTTGCCCCCAAGTGTAGCATATTTTCCACGTAACACAACTGCATACCTTAATGGTGTAAAGTTTCAAGCCTACGCAGGAACCACTCTTATGCTCGATTGTAATGCCGTGCTGGATAACCATGATATGTCTCACAGAATTGACGTCTCAGAAGAACTTAGTTGTAAGCCTGTCTCCCATTTTAATAATGTATTCGTATATGCGGCTCCAGAAATTTTTAACACCTCGTTCTTGGCTGTAGATTACCGCGACCAAGCACAATTGGCAACACATTTTAATATCCAAACTGCACCACTTCTGGAGTCTTTTAGACATAAGATAACCAATTATACATTAGATACAAGCTCTGATGAGAAACTGACAAAAGCCTTTGACGTATACAAACTCGAAGTTGAGGCCAGCATTGAAGGACTCCGCCAAGAGAACACTAGGATATTAGCTGCCATAAGTAGTATGCACGCAATCCCAACTGCTGTGCCCACATGGTACTATATCTTTATAGGCTTTGTCATATTTCTCTTCTTGCGTGTTTTAAGGATTATATAAATCTAAATTATACCAACCTCTAATCAACGAGAACCCCCAAGCATGCATAAACTTGCAATTATTGTGGCCGTTAGCGTGGCTATGGTTGGATACATCTACCCAACTGATGCAACTGCATCTGTTGCTACTAACATATTTTGTGACGCTGCCCAGACTCAGCATTGCGCTGCGGCTGGTTTTTCGCGTTGTAAACGTGTAGGAACCGTCCAAAATTGTTACTGTCCACATTCGCAGAATTGGACTAATGTAGTTACGGTGGTAGAAAATGACTTGACTTGTGCTATAACATCCAGCAAGTACTTGGATCCACACTACTGGTTTCAAGACCTACTGGCCGCTCACATCATTATTACTGTACTTGTCAGTGTCGTTCTTTTTGTGTATCTTATTCCTATCTATGCTAAGGTTTGTGCTATGTACAAAGTCACAGCGAAGGGACAACCCCTCCACTACATCCCACTACTGCCTCATAACGACCGAACCGGATACAACATTATCCCAACAAAGTTCACCAAAAACGGTCGCTGAAAGAACTAGGCAAGTAGTAAGAAAAATTACAAGCATTATCACTTGTACATTGCACACAGTCACAATATTATATTACATTACATCTGTTTTATACTATGCCATCTGCATTGTATTACTTTACCTAGCATATTACTACCTCAAATACATTTATGGAACAATGACCTCTTATTTCATCTCCGAGGTAGATTATGCTCATTAGAATTAAGCGCTTAAATTACTAACATTTTGCATGTACCAAGTATCACTAAGCCATGGTTTCACCTATTGTGAACCAATCCCACATGAAAATCACTGAAAAATATTTTATAAACACTTTTATTTCAATGACTAACAACTTATAAAATAACCACTAGTATATAAGCGCAATATAAAAATTTTACCTTTCTGACACCGGTAGTTTTCTTATATAACGTCTTCCATAATCACGATAAATCAAATTCGTAAACATTACAATAGCGAGGAAAGTCCTGTTAGCTAGTAAGAGAGTGCATGTTTAAGGCTCGGCATATTTCTGCTGTGCTGACAGGCCCCAAGACCATCATAGTACGAAGGACTACACCTGAATAAAGTGGAAACAGAGACGGAGACACAGAAACTTGAACTGTATTAATACAGCGCGTGAAGGAAATGATGATAGGGATATCCACAGCTGCTCATATGGGCACTCTTAAGAAAACTAATCGTGGTCCGGCCCTCTTTAGGACGTCATAACCCAATTTGGAATATACTACACTTTAATTCTATACACCAACCGGCTCAATTGTAAACGAGTTTGGGTGTTGAGAAATTCTGTGTAATGAAGAAGTTGTCGATAGCAATTTTCCAGTTGTGTTAGGTGTAAAGTGGATGCGTGCATTCACCTAAACATAGTTAGGCGAAACATTCTGTCTCCTTCGTGGACGTTGCTTACCTTAACTGCTTTGGAGAAATTCATTGTGGGGTATGCAAAATAAGCATTGGGTCCAGAGTTGTCAAACAAACCTATGTCTGATCACTTTCCGGGGCATCATCATAACCATCACCAAAGATTCGCAGTCCCTCCATAGCAGTAGCTCCTTACACACTAGATTGCTGATTTATCACCAGCTTGTGTAAGTCTACCGGCCCTCGTAGGCCTAAGCTATGAGAAGACGTTTCGCATAAGCGGTTCCAGCGTTAAGAATAATAGCGGTGACATTACAGGTAAAAAAAAAAAAAAAAAAAAAAAAAAAAAAAAAAAAAAAAAAAAAAAAAAAAAAAA